GGTGGTATTGGATCTTCTAATGACCAATTACCATTTTCATTTGTATTTGTATGTTCTGTATATCCTATGACAAATGCATTTTCAACTTCAAGTGTTCCATCTATATATTTTTGTTTAAATCCAGCATCACTACCTGCCTTATTATCAAATTGAAATGCCGTACTATCAATACCACCAAATTTTCCCAATCCATTTAATCCACCACCCATCATGAAAGAACCAAATCCCCTTACTGGAGTATAAATTCCATATTCATCTGATAAACTACTAAATTCATCTTTATATTTATCTAAATTAATTACTTGTGATGCGAGTCTAACTTCTTTTCTATCGGCTGATATTTCATCAATGAAAAATTTATATTCTTTTACATCAAGTTCACTTGGTGGACTACCATCTGCTGGTGGTTTTTCACCTTCAAATACTTTACCATCTTCATCAACATAAAAAAGACCCATCGGTTCACCAGTAAGTTGTGGATTACCACTATGTACTATTCCTGATTCATCTCCAACCGACTTAGTAAGAACTACTTCATCTGCTCCTGCCATTCGTCTATAAAATAAATACTTAACTTTGTAATCACCACGAGTAAAACCAACTTTTCTTAAATCATTACCTGGTTTTAACTTTATATTATCTCCATCATTTTCATAATCTTCACTCATGCCAGATTTAAGATATGTATCATTCATATCATATACATGAAATTTTACAAAATCTTCTACATCATTACCAAAGGAAGGGCTCAAGGCGCCTGTTTCTCCAAGAACCGACATCCTTTCTTTTTTCAGAAGTTCAAAATCTTTATCATTTAATCTGGTTAGTTGTCGTGGCATTTTATGTAAGTTCCTTTATTTCTCTATCTAAAACTTTATCTCTAATTTCTCCTTCATGATATCGAGGAGATTTTTTATCAACTGTTATATATTGATCTGGTCTTTCGTAATTTAATCCCGTATCTGGATCCTCAAATGCCAAAAATGTATTAACAGAATTTCTCATTGGTGTAGTTTTATTTATTGGTATAACTTTACCGTCATCATCAACAATTTGAGTTGCATTTTTAAATGTTTCAGCCTGTTCAAGTTTTTTTTGATAATCAACTTTATCTTGTTCATGAAGTTTTAACCAGAATTCATTTTTCTTTAATTCTTCATTTGTATATGGCATTTTTTATCTCACTACTTTAAATGAATGTTTCTCATCAAAATATTGAACGGTTTCATCAGCAGTTCCACTACCACTCACTATTTTATAATTTATTCTATAAAATCTTTCTGATTGTAATCCATTCATCCACAAATTGAAATAATTCCCTGTTGAATCACAACTCACTTTCGAACCACTTCCGAATGGAACAATAACATCTTCTGTATATGCATCTTTAATTTCATAATAAGTACTTCCACTTGGTAAATATTTTACCGTATTATACCCAGTAGAATATTGAGTAGAAGAATAAGTTCTTTCAGGAAATCTTTCTCTACCAACTACTCTAAATTTTATTTTTGAATTTTCTTTATATTTTGGTCTAAATCCTCTCATATAAAGATTCATATCTTCTAAATTAGCCGATGAAAGTGGTGATAAACTTCCCGTTGCCCAGGTAGAGTCATCCCAAACTACTTCTAACTTTGGTGGATAGATTGTATGAGTATTAGATGAAAAGAAACTAAAATGTCCATATCTTGTACTATTTCCTTCTTCAGCATTTGAATCTGAATTTCCAACACTACCACTTCTCTTTATCATAAATCCTTCATTTGGAACTGTACTGTGTAACCATTTCCATGCAATATCAGTTACATCCATTCTTAAATCTGCAGGTTCATGAGTGAAAGATTGAGATGCTTCATATCCACTTCCAGTATACCAAGTTCCACCAGTATCATTACTTCCACTTACCCATTGAGTCATTGCAACATTATTATCCTTCCACTTCCAACTCACCCCATCTTCTACTATCGGCCAAAAAAGATATTTTCCAGAACCGTTTTCCCAAGATTGACTAACTGGGTATCCATATAAAATTTGTGCTACATTTAATTGAGATGAATTTGCATCATATAAATTTAAATAAAATTTTGTTTGTGAACCAGATGTAATTAACCCAGATGATATTGATTTTGATACATAAGTTAAATCGAATTTAAGAAGTGCCCTTGAAACATTTATTGTTGAGCCATCATCATTCATATCTTTTCTTATTTCAAGAATCTCATCAAGTCCAGTATTTATACTTTCACTCGATTCATATAATGTTGTATCTTTGCTTGGAAATTCAAAATAATGCATTTACTTTCTCCCTTAAAAACTTACACCAACAGAATCACCAACCGCTCTTCCTTCTATGTCTGTATTGGGATATTTTAATTCAAATATGGATGGATCCAATGATGGATATATTATTCCATCTTTTGTTGCGTAGTTTATATCATATACGTTTCCAGAATAACCATCTGTAGTTTGCCATTTATTGGTAAATAATACAGGATGTTTTTGTGGGTTATCTTCCGATGGTGGAACAACTGCCCCAACCCCTTCAACTCTTGAAATTACTGAAACTAATTCTGCAATTACAATTGGTTGATTTATTTGCCACCTATCTATATCAAAAAATTCTTTAATACTTTGAATACATCTCAATGTTACTTCAGGTTTATTAAATCCCCTACGGGCTATATAACCAAATTTAACTCCTATATTAATAATCCATGCATTTTTAATATTAACCGCATCTGTTACTAATCTATACTGACTAAGATATGTTTTAAGATTTTCTTTAACTGCCACATTAAGTTGAGTAAGTTTTTTATTTTCAGTGTATCCAAGTGTATATAGATTCATAGCCATTGGATTTGGAAGTCTTTTAATAGATGATTGTACATTTTTAGTTTTAAGTTGATCTAAATTTCTTTCATCAACAAAAATATTTGAACCATCTGCAGTTTCTTTTTGCATACTTGGAATATTTAATTGTTCATCTTGAACGATATAAGCCTTTGCTACTGCTCCATATTTATTGCCCATCGCATAAGTTCTTGTAATATAATCCTCTTTTGTTACCGTTCTACCTTGTGCCTGAAAAAATGCTAATGCATTATTTTTAATTTCAGTTGTAGATTCTGCTGATTTTCCTCCTGTTGCTGGATATGGATTAGTTATCGCCACTGAATTTTGAGTCGAAGTAACTAAGGCTGCATTAAGACCAGTAGTAACTTGTGTAAATCCAATATCAGTTATATTTGATATTGAACCTGCTGCAACATTATCACTTATACCACCACCATATGAATATTTAACAGTAAGAGTTGTATTTGCTGGTGCCTGTCCATATGCTTTTGTTTTCAAAAAGTTTGCTGGATCAAAATATGTATCAAGATAACTTGGACTTCCTGGTAATGAAGAACCAACTGAATTTGGATTTGGAACAATTTCTTCATCTGGACTATCTGATATACCAGAACCAAATCTTAATTCTGTTTTACCATCCTGTACAATGTAAGTAACAAATCGTCTTGGTGTCTTTTTTAATTTTAAAAGATATGGTGCAGTATCATTATACTGAACTAAACTTGGATCATTTGCTGCTGTATTTTCTACTTCTACAAAAGTAGTATCTTGTGCCAAATATGGAACTTCATACCATATATTATTATCACTATCAGTTACAGAAATTACCTCTATTACATCAGTAGCTGATATTTTTATTCGTGGATATGATTCTGCTGCACCAAATACAAAAGTTTCTGATTTAATAGTTCCACTTTGTACTCTTACAGTCTTTTTTAATAAATAAAATGTTGGAACTTTAGTTGTTTGATTTACCTCATACACATCAATAATTAAAGGATCAAATGAACCCGAAAATTTAAAATTACAATCTTCTAATGTTCTAAATATTGTACCATTATTTGAAGTGATTTGTGTACCCTCATTAATAGTTAAAGCATACTTCATATTTGGTTTTACTGCTGTTCCTGTTCCAGTTGCAGGAACTGTTTGAAAAACGTCTACATTTGTAAATGCAGGTTGAGTTATTTTCGGTTTATATCCATATACCTGAGCCATTTCATAAATAGTTTTTCTATCTTCCGCATAAGCTAATAACATTTCTTTAAATTGACTATCTACATAGTATGAAAGAACATCACCTACATATGATGCCATTTCTATAAACATCATTCCAGGTGACGTCTCATTAAAATCATTATATGTGTTTGGAAAATATGTTTTTGCAAACTCTATTAGTCCTTCTCTAAAAGCACCAAAATCTTTATTTAAATATCTAACATCCTTTTGGACTCTTGTTGCCATTTTATTTCTCCACTAAATTATTCACCAGTAGCAAAACTTAAAGTTATAGCCTCATAAACTGTTGGGTTCATTACAAGACTAAATTCAAGTTCAATATTCATCTGATTAACTTCTACTTCATCTGGTTCAACCACAAGTTTATTAACTAATACATGAGGCAACCAATCCGCCATTGCCTCTGATATTTTTTCTTCAACACTGGTAATAAGTTCATCACCCATTGGTTCAAACAAAGTTAAAAATATATCTGCACCAAAGGTAGGCTGTCCTACTCTTTCACCTTTATTTGTTAAAAGTAAATTTCTAATATTACTTCCCGTCTGTGAAAGAGTAGTAGATGTTCCAGGAAAAAACCCATTTACATCATCATGTTGCATAGGTAATCCTAAACCAATAGTTACATCTGGATCTAAATCTAATTCTAATGCACTTCGTGCTCTACCCATTTTTTACTCCGTTATGGACGAAAATTCGTCCCACCTTTTTTCTCGTCTATTGCCTTCATAACTGCTGAATAATCTCTTGTTAATGCATCTTGTACATGGTCTGGAACTTGGTCAACATTTACTCTTGCATTCTTAATAGTCTGAACTGCTCCTATATCTCGTTTCTTCTGTTTTACGGTTTCAGTAGTTGCTACTCCTGGTGGTGAACCTGCTAAAACATCATTTATCTTACTCGAATCAAATGTTCCATCACCTAAAGTTGGATAATCTTCATATCCCCCAACTTGTGGACCTCCACTTTCACCTTGTGGAACTCCACCAACGGTTTCATTCAAAACCTTGTTAAGAGCTTTGTTTGATGTATAATTTACTTCCTTTTTAGGTTTAGTTTTATACTGTTTTCTAATAGGTTCTTTGAACTCTTTTTCGGTTAATGGTTTTGAAACTAATTCGGTAAGTGAAGATGAGTTTTCTTCTTTAATAAATATCTCATTCATTTGTTTTTTCACTTCTTTACGAACTACGGCTTCAATTATTTTTACTAACTCTTGTTTCTTCATTTTAATAACTCCTATTCATTTATTTAATAAATATTTTAATTTTATCTTTATCCTCTAATTGCAGATATGGATGTGGGCCCACGAACATTATTTCTTTTTTGTGTTCCAAATGCAACTTTGGCTGTCGCTAACCACCCCAGATCTTTCTTACTTACGTTACCCCCCACTTTTTTAGCTTTATCAAATGTTTCTGGAGATGCTAAAAATTCTACATTTTCATGAATTCTAAATTTTTCACCCTTTTTTGTTTTAATCTCCGCTCTTGACTTTCCCTGAGTTGTAATTATATCTCCTGAAAATATTTTTTCATTTGGTTTTGCTGATCTAACTCCAAATGTTCCTTTTCCATTTATATATACTTTTCCCAAAGGCAATGTAATGTTTCCTAATTGTGGTGGATTTGTAGGTCTGCCAAAAACTCTACTCTCTACACTTAATCCTACTGTATTAGGTCCTGCCCATAATCCACGATCACCAGCCTGAAAAATAACTCTACAATGTGGTTTTATCCTCATTTTTTCTTCTTTTTCAATAAATTGAATGGTTAATATACCATCATTATTAGTATCTGAACTCAGTTTGGACTCCAATAATCCAATACTGATATTATACGTTTCTATTAAATCACCATAATCAATCGTCTGACCCACATAGGCGGAACTTCCATTTATAAAACATGAATTTATTACACTTTTTACTTCTGCTATTGCCATAATAATATCCTAAACTAAAGTTCCTACCAGTGGCGCCGGTATTACTGCACTTCCTGCAGTAACAATTCCAGTAAACATAGATGCCTTAAACGATGTATCTATTGCTTTAGCCATTTCATTACACACATCTACTATACTTCCACCATCCATTCCCTTTTTGGTTGATGGTAAAAATATAGGTGGGGCTGCCATTAATGTAGTTCCCACTGCATTTATAGATCCTGTCCTAAAATTTAACATAAGTGCTGCAAATGTTACAATACTTAAAGAAATTAAATTCATAGTTGGATCCATTAATTTAAAACTTGCCATAATTTGAGACTCCATTGCCGCTTTGCCGGGTGATAAAGTGGCCCCACTAACTTTTACTTTTCTTCCAATTACATGACTTGCGGGATACGGGGTGGTCGCTGGTGTAAATGGTGGTGTAGTAACAATAACTTCTGCTTCTTTTGCATAATCTACAATAGCAGTTGCAAATCCTTTTGCAGAATCTTTTTGACTTTTTACGTTATCTCTTACATTCGTAAAATTATCTATTAAATTTTGTTTTAGTGTATTCTTGTTAAGTGCCATTATTATTCTGGTTTCATTAATAAATCACAAAGTTTCGCACGAATACTTTCAAAATCTGCAAGTGATGGTGTTGCACTTATAGGTCCACTTGGTCCCGCTCCAGTTGGAATTGCTGTTATATTTAAAATAGATGTAATAAGTTCATCTAATATATCAGTTAATGCTTCTCCATAAACAAGATGTTGTTGTCCCATATCATCTCTATCTTTTACATATCCAGTTATCCCTTGTGCCTTTCCACCTATTCTAATAAACGAACCTTGATTATCTTTTAATCCTGCACAATCATCAAGATGTAATATTGCACCTTTACACGAAGTTATGTTTGCGTAATCAGCTAAAGTTAAAATGGATGGACAAGGACTTGATAATATTGAACGATCAGTTCCAATACTCAATCCAGCGTTAGTTGGACTTGTCATAAGTAAAGTAGTATCTGTCATCGAAAGTGTACTTCCAGGACCACCAGATCCACCACCAACATTTAATTCCATAGTTTCATCAGCATCAACCGTAAAAGATTGTTGTGTAGAAAATCCAATACCATCATGACTAAATCCAAGTATCTTACCTTGTTTAGTATTAAAAGTAATTCTATCAGAATTAAGTACAATCTGTTTTCCACCATTCTTTGGTTGGTCATCTGATTGTTTAGAAGTCATAAATACATGATTAACTGCATTTGAACCTTTAATATCAAGTTTAACAGATTGGTCTGTAGTCATCCAGATAGAAGAACCATCCGCATTTATATCTTCTTCAACTGGTTTCTTGGGAGATTCTTTTAAATCTTGTACAATTCCACTTTTACCAAAAGTATCTGCATCTACTAACTGACCTGCCCTAATAAGAATATTTGGTGAATCTGGTTTATCATCTCCATCTTCATGTGCATCGGGTGTAATATTACTTCCTAATCTTATAGAATTTCCCCATCTTCCCTGAATGATATTATCACCTTGATATGGCCATAATCTTCTAATATCATGGTCTATTTCAAAATGTTCATAAATAAAATCTTCTTCAACAGTATCTTCATCTCTTGCACCACTTCCACCTGGACTAACGCTATTATTTGGATCACCAAAAAAATTAACATTATTTATATAAAATTGTTCCCCATTATAACTTACCACTATAACATATTCCCCCCTAAGTGGATAGGAATATTTAAATGGATCTAATGGTCTAATAGGAGTTAAAGTTTCAGGTTTCTCATCACGCTCACTGTTAACTTTTCTGGCAACTATATTGCCAAATTTTTTCCAATCTTTATCACTACCATCTTCCTTTTCAGGAATCTCATCTTCATCTAAAATAACAGCAAGAACTTCTGCCATCTCTAATTCATAAAATTCATTTTCTTTTGGATTGGGCAACAAACTTTTAACTATTTGTATAACAGTAGGTTTAGTTGGAAGTCCTCCTGATTTTTCTTGTGATTGTGGCACTGGTCTTTTTCCTGTAGACTTACTTGCTGGATTACTACTTTTACCCCAATATGACATTAATTTTCCTTAACTGATTGTATATCGTCTGATATCTTATCTGATTTTTTTTGTATGTCTACAACCACTTCATCTATGCTTGTTAGTAATTGTTCTTTCTCTTTATCTGATAAACCGAATTCTGCTTCTGCACCACCTTTGTTTTCGGCAGCAATCAATCGTTGTACAACAGTTGCCAATTTGACAAGTTGTTCATCATTCTTTACATTTATATCCAAATATTCTTTTATCATAGGAA